TTGTTATATATCCAAATGATTTTGTAATTGGAAAATATTGTACATAAAACTTCATTTTAATTACCTCGTATCAAAGATTGTAATTACAATAATTAAATATGGTGTACCCTATAATCAGATGAACATTATTTGATATCTCCATTCATCTTTGCATTGAAGAGGGCTTCCAGATATTCTTGTGGATTATCTTTTGCAGCCTGGAATCCTCTTTTCTGTCTCTGAATATCATCTAGTACAAGCTTATATCTTGGACTATTACTTACTTCATTTCTATATTTTTGTACTTCTTCACGAGTTATAATTTTTTTATCCACTAGAATTCGTAACACTGCTTGTGCATCAACCGATACTTTCATAATAGCTTCCTGTATCTGTAATTCATGCAAGGCTTCGTCTGGTTTATAATAAGAATCATTGCTTACCGCCAATATTTTCACCTCATTCCTGAATCTGTGATCATATCTACAATATTATTTAATGCATCATATGAATGTTTTCCAATTCTTTCTACTGAAGCAAAACCACTATTTCTATTCTCAGCATTTTCAATCAATGTTTCAATACATTGATATGTTACATAAATCAGTGCCGAATTATTCTCATCCCTTGTTTTATCAACTGCTGAATCTCCTGTCGGTTCTGTATATCCAATCAAACGAGATAATACTTCCACAATTGTTTTATTATCCATCTTTTATTTTCTCCTTATTTGTCATAAGTATATGGATCGCTTTCCCATTCTGCTCCACATGTCAAACAAGAAAAACAATCTTTTTGATAATATTTAAACTTTTCTGGTTTAAATAAATAATATAATATTCCTCTGTCTGTTTCATATTTCTTCCCATACCAATTTTTACAAGTACCAGAAATTATCCCTTTATTTGTTATACCATTTCTGTAATAAGACGTTGCACTTTTATCTTCTCCGCAACACGGACATTTATCGCATCCTACTAATGCATCTTTTCTTATCTGATCTTCTACCAAACATTCTTTTGCTGTTTTTGTTATTTTCATAATCTACATCCATTCTTCTTCAAAACAAAAATCTTCTAGGCATTCACAAGAACAAGAACTATCTTCGTCAATAATCTCGCCTCTTATCATTCGTTCCATCTCTTCATCTAAAACTTCTTTATACTCTACTTCATATCCAAGATATTTTAAAAGATTCATCCAATCATCATTGTCAATTCTATGTCCTTCTCTGAAAAAATCCTCATAATGAAGAACTGTATAATCATCGGATTCGTTTGTTTTAAGTTTAATTTTGTTACTTGCTATAATTCTCACCTCTCAATCATATGGCATCCATTCTGGATCTCTATAAACTACTTCGTTTTCACAATACACTTCATCCATATCAAAATAACCATCACATCCAGATAAAGCCCATGATAAACAATTTATCATTTTCATTATTTCTGATTTATTGAACACTGCAAACAATTGATTCTTGTCATAATCTACAATAATATTTAAATCATCAGTAGACCAATTTGTTTGTCTATGTATATCTTTTTTTGTGCCATATTCATATGCTGGAACTAAGTCTAAATTGCAATTGTTTCCGACTTTAATATGTAAATTTTCTTTTATGAACTCAGATGCATACTCTGCATATACTGTTCCACTAGGCTCTTTTAATAATTGTTCTTTTGTTAGAATTCTCATATATCTCACCTCGCTTCTTCCTTTCTTTTGCACGTTGCTCTTTTAATAATTTACAACTTCCACAATTGTTTCTGTTTTTACAAAACCAACAGTTATCATTGTCTAATGTCCACCACCAAGGAGGTTGAGGTCGTTGTTTTCTTTTTGCTTTACCCATTTTATTCCCCTATAAAAAGTAAACGAGTGATACCAGATAATGCAAAACTTGGTCAGTTACATATGATATTTTTTGATATCTTGCTTTTAACGGATCAATAATACAATGTGTCAAAAATATAACTCCAAGCTGCCATGTTAATCCAAAAGCAAGGTAAAATGGCAAACAATACAACGCACAATGTACGAACAAATGATACCAATTACTTCCTTTAGTCTTTGCAATAAAGTCGTTTTGTAAAACATAATCACCAACCAAGTGGCAAAAAACTAATAAAATTAATTTATTCATATACCCCATCCTTTACTTCAACCGGGCAGCTATGTGCGTTATAATAATCAACAATTTTACTTTCTTTCATATCAATTTTTACATAAGCACTTGCATGTGGAAATCCACCATCAAACCCTTTTACATACATGTAATTACCAACAGTTTTAGTTCCAACAATCTCAAGATGATTTTCCTCAAACCATTTTCCAGCATTTAATTCTGCATAATATTTTAATATACCATGATAATCATAATCTTCATACATACAAATCATATTATTACTTCCTAATATTCTCTAAATAAAAGAGTGAATTCATCACGTCCTGCTTTTTATAAAATCAATAATATCGTCAATTACTTCTTCATTAAATTCTTCAAAATCATCTACTTTAACTGTTCCACATTCAAATGCAGATTTGTCTCTTGTTAGATTGTAAGAATAACAATCGACACCAATTCTGAAATATTCCATGAGAAGTTCCTTTAGAAAATCATAATTAAGCTCAATAGACTGTGCAAATTTCTGATCTATCATTTCTTTAATTTCTTCTTTTTTAATATTTATAGTTGCAACACATGGTGGTTTGACTGTTGGCTGCTCATCCAATAATTCTCTAATATCAGGTGCGCAGCTTGCATTTCCAGCTCCAAGTGCCATGCAAATATCATCATCTGTAATTTTGTCCACATCAATTATTCTCATGATTTACTTCACCTCTCATTTCCAATGTCTCCCAACGGAGTTCTCTCAACAATATTCTCTGAAACACGTTCCTCAAAAACATAATCTGTAATTGGTTTCAACAGGTCACATTTTACATGGTCACAACTTTTTCCTTGTAATAAATTACAAGCATAGTAACCATCAGAAAAAATACATTCATTAGAACAACTTGGCATCTCATCTACAATAATCTTCATGAATCTTCACCTCTAACTTTTTTCTCCAAAATGTATCCATATTCATTAATTACTTCTTTTAATAGTCTTTCACTCTCTTTTCGTGCCTTGATACTATTAATAACTGATAGTTTATTCTCTAACCAATACAGGTTCTTCATTTCTATTTGTGTGTCTGTAAAACCAAGTTGAAGATTTAAAATTTTATTTGCGATAGATTTCAGATTGTCATTATATTTGTTGATAGCAATCGTTAATTCTTTTGAATATTCCATTACCTCCAAATCCTTTCATATTCATTAGCATACTTTACCAATCCATTTTCCATCTTTTAGTAACACATCTATAAATTCATCTGAATTATTGCCTGCTGCTTTTACTTTTTTAATTGCTTCTTCTATACTTATTTTCTTTGTCATACAAAGTCCTTCTTCTGTTTCCTCAATTTTGTAATCGTCAAAATATACCTTAATTGGTTTACCTTCATTAAAAGTCGGTATAAGAAAAACTTTACCCTCTCTAAAAATGCAAGTAAATTTTTTGTCTATTATCATATCATTTCCAAATTCTTTCATATTCATTAATCCAATGTTGTGCTGAATAATTATTATGTCTGCAAATTTCACTTTGTATTTCTTTCCACCCGATACAATAATCTTTCATAATTTTATTTCTCACAAAAGCAGCATATCTATTACTTTCTGAACGTGTTTTGTTACAACACAAAAACGCTTCTGTCGGATCATACTTACTTCGTTTATCAGTTAATGACCTATCATATTCTTCTGTCATTCCCATGTATAGACAAGCTAATGCGTAGGATAAATCCATTTGAAGCTCTTTAATTTCTTTTGAAATATCATCATATTTAAACAAAGATAAACTATGTAATATGATATTTTTATAACATTCTTCTATTGAATATAATCCACACGCTCTCCCTATTTCCATGCATTCTTTTAATTTCATTACTTACAATTTCCTTCCACATACAGGACAATACTTAATTTCCATAATATTCCCAGTGTAATAATCATCTACACATTCATTCCAAAGATAATACTCTTCATTATTTTTATTCTTTGTAATACAATTACATACTTCTCTATCGCCCCAGTATTGCCTTTTCAATTCTGAAGCATTATAAATTTTATTGCAAAAATCACACATCTGTCTTATAACTCCGTTTGTTTTCCAATGAAATTAATAGCTTTTCCTGTAACTTTATTAACACCATGTCCAATTACTTCAAGATAATATTCTTCCCAATGTTCTCCTTTTTTGTGATATTTGGTTTCATCTTTGTAATACCCATCTCGATACTTTACAATGAATTCTACAGTTCCCTTAAAATCTTTAATGAGTGTTGTTGTCCAAGGTCTTGATTCATACCAATCAAAATCTGGATTGTATGCCAATACTTCATCCAGTAAGAATACTGAGACTAATCCTGCATCTGCACAAAAGTCACCAATCTTTTCTTTTGTGTCTAAATTATATGTAGTACAGCTCCAATCACCATATAGTGTGTCTCTTGTCGTGTAGTGGCTAATTCCCAATTTTTCCATATCAGATCCATAGTTACAAGCTAACCAATCATCACGAGTTTTCATAATATAGCAAGGGTCTGTGATAAGAATATCTCCATTAAATTCCATTGACATATCCAAATAATTTTCCAAATAATGTTTATTTTTATATTTGCGAACTAAATCTTCAATGTTTGATTCTGTTATCCATTTTTGAAAATTTGCATAATCCTCATCAAAATCATTATTTTCGCCACAATACTTCATATATTTTAATGTTAAAAATGTAATCACATCTCCATAATCTTTATCTAGTTCCGCAATAACATTATGATAATCTTTATCTTGCATATTTAATGACTTAACAAGTTTTTTAATTTCTGACTTTACAGCTTTACACTCATTTGATTTATTTTCAAACCAAGTCTTATCCATTTGTTCTCCCTTCCGTATTTTGAAATTTATTTAATTTTCAGATTCTTCTAATAATACATCTGCATTTTTTTTCATATATTTGCTGACCTTTATATATCCATCAGTATTAATCTTTTCCGAAAAACCTCTGTATTTAACTCTTGCTGGATAAACGTCTACAATTCCTTCTTCATCAACAACAACACAAATAGCCCATCCAAAAGTATGTAATATCATATTAATCCACCACAAGAATCCTGAGTCTATAAATTCCTCCCATGTCTTTTTTCTACCATTTGCTTATTCTCCTCTTCTAACAGTTCAGGATTGTCAATTTCTCTATTCATAATTTTTAACTACCTCCAACTTTTACACCCAAAATTCCATGTGCAGATATTTTCCAGGATACTCTGTTTCCCAGTAATAATGACCGTGATAATCATCTACGCAGCAACCAGTCCATTGTTCGCACCATTCTCTGCATCCGTTATCCCCTTGCTCATTACCAGTGTAATGATTTGTAATATCCGCACAGTCTGAACACATTCCATCCATATCAAGATTTTCTTTGCACCATGTTTCGATTTCTTCATTGAGTTTATTTCTCTGCTCGATCTTGTCTACTATTTCTTTTGGGATTTTACTCATAACTGTCAACCACCTCCAACTTCTTCAGATCCTCGATAAGCCACGGTTTTTCGTCCGACCATTTGACCATTGGGAAGTCAATATCAAAATGTGAATTTAAGCAAAAACAATTACCGTCACCGTCACCCCAATATAAATAAGCTCCTTTCTTAAGAGGCTCTGATTTATATGCATATAAAATGTCATTTTTATCCCTTGCAATATATTTATACTCTTCTCTAAGATACTCCAAGAATGCTTTATCTTTTTTAGAAATTACCGAATGCTCAATATATTCCGATTCAGCCCATTCATATCTCGAATCATGACAATTACGACTGTTCATTTCATTAAGCAAACATTCACTACAATATAAGTCATTACACGACACGGGTTTTCGTGTGTATTTATTCACACCAAAATTACAATGCACACAAACAATCTCAATAATCTCTTTTGTGTACTTTTCTTTATTTTTCATCTCTTCTACCTCTCCTTTTCTTACAATCCGGAAGCGTATACTTTTCTCTGAAATCCATAATTGCATTACCGATTTTTACAGTTGGCAACAAATACGAATACAACTGGATTCGGTTCAACACAACATCTAATTTATTCTTCATTTTTTTCACCTCGTTTTACAATTTCGATAGCGCACGCCATTCCTCTTGCATACCCTTTTGCTTCATCAAATTGCAACATATTTTCTGTTGTACATCTACGCTTTTCTTCATCAGCAAGTTCTAATTCTTTATTTAGTTCTTCAATGACTTTCTCTACATCAAACGCTGTCGGCTGTTCATTCAGCATGTCCCTTACATCTGGAACGCAACAGTAATACTCTGCTCCCAAACAATTGGCAATATCCGAATCTACAATCCAATCTGCATCAATTAGTCTCATCTTCTCACTCCCATTCACTTTTCAACATATCTGCCTTGATTAATTCATATATCACATCCAATGCCGTTCTTTTATCCATGTACCGACAGTTTGCATACTTATGTATCCGTGGATCGTTTTTATCCCAATCATTTACACCAAAATATAAATCACTGACAAACAGCATCTTGCATCCTCTTGCGATGCAGAGATAATAACATTCTGATTCTTTTGGAATACCTTTACATCTTTTGAATCCAAATTTCTTGAATTCACTAGCTTTCACTTTTGGTCTTAGCATCAATCTCACTCCAATCAAATTTACAACCACATGCGCTACAACAGTTACTTTTTGTTCCAATATTAGATACAACCTGTATTCCACACATAGGACACTCGTATTCGATATCTCCGTTTGATTGATCCAGAATAATTGGTTTTACATCTTCTTCATCCAACTTTCTTCCACAATACGGACAGTAATTTATATCCAATCGAATATGTACAATTTCATCATAATATTCATCCCATTCGCTTGTTTCTATGTCGAGATAATAATTATCATTTCTCTCATCATAGAAGACTTCACATTCGTATGAATTTTCATCACAATACCTACACATAATTATTCTCCATTATGAAAGTTCGATTTCATTAACCTTTGTTTTATAATGAATCTGCATATTTCTTTACTTCTCTGGAAAGATATTTCACAACCAATCGTCTTTCTGCTAATTCTCTGCCCTTAGAAAGATCGAACTCGTCTTCTTCACAACAAGATGCATTCGCTCTCAAACTTCCATCTTTTAATTTTACTTGCACACGTTTTTTGTTTTCTCTATAATAAATATACTCTCTAATACGTTCCCCAATTGAGTTATAAAAAACAATATAACCAAGCTTCCACTTACTCCAAACTCTTCTTACTGGTTCTTTTTCTTTCTCAACCAATTCAAAATACTTCTCATATTCATCGAACGACATACATCCAAGATGTCTTCCATTACCAAATTTGAAACAAATCACTCCACCATCATTTACGTCTGTCACTTCACAGATTTCTCCAATGTTATCAAACACACCCATTTTTGCTTTAAGTCTTATTTTATCTCCTTTAATCATGCTGCCTTAATCTCCTTTCCAAATTTCTTATTGAACTTATCAATTACTTCTTTCTGTTCTTCTGTTACATCATCGTTGAATCTTCTTTTAGCCTGAACAATCTAATCATTTCTAACTTCAATCGTTACAAGACTTTCTTTTGGATTGTTCTTTTTTCTCAAGAATAATATATGACAGTATCCATCAATAACCTTATCTATATAAGAACTAACACAATTACTTTGGCAGGATGCCTCATCCTTGATATCTTGAGTAGACTTAGGATAGATAAATACATATTCTCCAAATGAACATTCATATTCTTTCTTAATTCTTTTTCTAAATAACTCTTCTGAAAATTCTTTCTTCATTCTGTCATAATTTCTACATGCAATTTTATGAGTTGTAAGAAAATGTCTTGGATACTTGTCGTACTTATTACTAAGCTGCCTCATCATATCCGCATAATCACATAATTCACGAATAAGGAAAGCCATATCTTCAATTGCTTCAAATGTCTTTATTCTATCTATGTATAGCCACAAATCTTTTGCATTATATCCGTACTCATTTACAAGAATGTTAAAATATGATTTTGCGTTTGCATCATACATGTTTTCTGATGTTTTCCATATCTTATAGATGTCGTAATAATCCAAACTTAAATAATCTAACTTATATGCAATACAATATGCGTTTGGGTTTTCTTTATAAAATCTAACAATGTCGTTGGAAATTTTTATAGAATATTTTCTACATATTTTAAGAAGTGATTTTGGAATGTCTTCAATAGAATATTTAAAACTTTTCAAGTTTTGTTCTCTTATATCAACAATATCATCTATACCAGCAGAAAATAATTGCTCAAATCTTGAATAAAATGGAACTCTATCAAGTACAGTTCCGATATTCCAAATTTCATGGTACGAAGACTCTGCTCTCATTACAAAAATCAAGAATTTTGCATACTTCTTATCGTCACAATTTTCAATTACTTGATTCATTGAAATGCCACTTAATTGACTTCGCAAATCTTTTACAGGTTTTCCTTTAATTCCAATCGCTGTCTTAGTCGCAAAATCATACTTAACATTTCTTCCGTCTTCAAAATCAAAGACAAGAAATTGTTTATCTTTATATACTCTCATTTAATCACCACATTTGTTTTACAAAACTTCATTAACAATTCCATATTTCTCTGCACCTTCTGAATTAATATAGAAGTCTTGTTTCTTTTCCCAAATATTATCCAATTCTTCTTTTTTAAAATATGTTCTATCAAGAATATACTGGATAATATATTCATTCATTCGATCATGTTCTGCCATGTTTTCTTTAATATCTGTATATTTTCCATCAATCCAACAAACAGGTTGATGAAGCATGAATGTGGAATGCTTGTAACAATATCGCTTATGTCCTGCTAAAAAAATCTTGAAAGCTGCACTCATGGCATAACCGGTACAATATGTATAAATTGGTGTTTTGCTATTTACAATAATGTCAATCAATCCCCACATGTCATAAACTACTCCACCATACGAATTGATGTAGATTTTAATTGGTTCACGCTTATAATCCTTTTCTTTCTTATCTTTTTCATCATCTTCTGCAAGCTGATGCAAAATGTTCCATGTAAGTTGTCCAATTGATTCATTATCTACATCATCAGATAGAAAATATAACCTCTTTCCTGTATTTGCGTAAGTATTATCTTTAGTTCCCATTGACCTGCTCTCCTTTATTCTTTATTCCCATAACTTAATTCCTCGTCTTTCGCATAGCTCTTCCAACACATCAGCCTTTTCGCTAAGATACTTTTCATATCTTTCTTGCTCTGCAATATCTATCGGATCATAACCTAGTTCATACATTTTTCCCGTTTTACTTCCAAGGCAATCATAAACTGCATCATAATATGCATCTTCTAACTCTTTATCAGATAGTTCACCTGCCCATTTAGTCAACTGTATTTTTTCTCTTCTTTTCATATCTCTTACTTTCTTTTAATGAAAATGAACTTTCATTCAGCTCTTAATGTTCCTTTACAAAGCCAATTGTCTCTAAAAGATTACTCAATTCTTTATAATGCTCTTCTTTACATTTACTACATAAATGCCCTTTATAATAATAAGGTGTCTCATTTACAACAACACGTTGAGAAATATATCCGATTTCCTCATAATATCCATCATAATACTCTTCGATTTCACCTAAATATTTTCCGCATTTATTGCAATAGAATTTATGAATTTTTCTTTTTTCTTCTACGATTCTCTCTTCTACCTTCTCCAAAATTTTCTCCATTTCTCTACAGGCACATTGAACTCGATCCATATCTTTTGATACCAATGCAGTTTTAATCCATAAAAATCTTCCATGAATTTATATGGATTATTTATGTAATATACAATCTCTTCTGCACGTTTACTTCTTTTACAATCATTTGATTCAATTGATTCCAAAATACTTCCATTTTCAAATTTGATTTTCATAATAAATTATCACCTTACTCCAACCATTCATTATCGATGTAATAGAATCCAAACACAGCTAAAACCATTAGAATAATCCATATGATCCAAAAGATTACAGCACCACTATTTGTTTCAAGCATTT